GCATCTAAAGCTGTTGCCGATCTTGCATTTAATTTAACTAAGCTCATGGTTTACTCCAAATTGAATGTGTTAATTTTCTGTTAGGTATTTCGCCTTCCATTTCTAGCAAAGCATCATAATCACTAGCAGAAAATGTTGTTGGTATATCTCGTAAAGATTTTCTCCACGCTTTTTGTTCGTCTGTCATTTCTCCTCTAAATATCCACCAATCAGTTTCATTAAGTTTTTTTTGTCTAATTTCTTTTATTCTTTTTAGTTTTTCTGCATTACTATTCCAATCAGTTTGCATTTGATTATATTCAGCAACTTCTGCGTCTGTCATAGTTACTATGTGTTGACCTTTTTCTTTTGTCCAAACTACTCTTTCCATATTAATATTCCTTTAATCCCCAAACAGTTGCGTTTCTTTTTCCAAGATAATTTGCACTAGGTAAAAATCTTATACCAGCAACATTGTAATCATTTTGTTCTAACATACCTGTAGCAACAGAATTAACAACATGACCTGAGTCATCATATTCATTATAATGTGCGTGCCAAGCACAACGATATTTACTACCAGCTCCATGTCTGCCTGTAGGTGGGTCATAAGGATTATGAACATACATATGTCCAAAACAACCACCAAAAACAGAAGTATTACCTCCAGCAGTACCACCTGTCATTAACCATTTACTATCGCCAGTTGCTACTCTTGTACTTTCTGTGCCACCATCGTTTGTTTGATGACAAGCATATCTATAATTACTGTTAAAGGTGCTATCATCATCAGCTTGAAATCGCATCCAAATTTGATTTCCATTTCTGTCATTTTCAAATTGAAAAGTTATTAAATATGTATTGTATGTATCAGAAAAACAATCATCAAAACCCATGCTAGTTCCAGAAGCAGTATTTATATTTGCTATTTTTGTCCATTCACTACTAGGAGCAGTAGCCCAAGTTAAACCACCTGTATTGCCAGATTGTGCTGTAAGCATATATCCATTAGTAGGAGAGTTAGAAACTTTTAAGTTAGCTTCGTCAACTATATTGTCAGCTATAACTGTTGCACCATCAGCAGTAGAAGTTACTTCTCCACTATGATTAGGATGTGTGTAAGCATTTGCTCCATCAGCTACATTAATCATTGTTCTTAAATTAGCCGGAGATATTTCTTCAATAACACCAGCACCAGAACTATCTCTACCTAATATTTTATCAGTAGCAGAAACATTTTGTATCTTTGCGTATGTAACTTGGTCATCTGCAATATGTGCAGTATCAATAGAACCATCAGCAATCTCTGCTGAATTTATTGCGTCATCAGCCATCATAGCATTTGTAACCATGTTCGTAGCCGGAGCTACTGTTTGTAATGTTCTTCCAACATAAACTACTTCTACAATATCTGCCGATACTAATGAACCACCTAATGTTAATGTTGTACCATTAACTGAATAGTTTGTATAGTCTTGTTTAACTGAATTTACCCAGACAACTATATCTTGAACAGTTGAAACTGTATGACTAAGAGTTACAGTTGTACCTGTTGTTGAGGTAAATCTGTCTTTCTGTACAGCTTCAAATGAAGTTGCTGGTTCTGCTCCAATATATCCCACTTGTTATTCTCCTAAATTCTAAGTTATTTCCATTATAGACAATGAAGCGTCAATCTTTGCCGCTACACTACAATCAATTTTTAAAACATCTGTTGCTTGTAATACAACTTTTGAACCCGATAGTAATTCTAAACTTGACCCAACTGGAATGCTTACATTTTTTGCAAGTAAAGTTGTTTGGTTAGTTTCAGTATCACTTGTATTCGAGACAAGTTGTACACTTGCAGTAACAGAAGCTGTATGAACATTACATAAAATTAAACCAAGAACTACTGTTGTAGTAGAGTTTGGTACAGTATATAATGTTAAAGGCGTTCCTGCACTACTAGGCATAGCATCATTAGTTTTTACTTTAAAAGTATTAGCCATTTTTTTCCTCCTATCCTAAAGCAATTGCAAGGGCAGTTGCTGTATCTGCACTAGCAAAGTTTGCATTACTATTAATGAATGTTGTTATTTGTGAAGCGTTAATATATTTTGTAGCTCCACCATCATCAACTAAAAGTTTATCAGTATTAGCAAGAGTAATGCCTGTGCCATCTGTTCCACTATCTATTTGAATTGCTCCACCTGCTACTTTATCAGCAGTTGAAATTGTTGCAAGTTTACTATCTGCGATTGCCGCACTACCATTAATATCTGCATTAACAATAACGCCACTTCCAATAGCCGCTACACCCCCATCTGTAATTGTTACATCACCAGAAACTGCGTAGTCTCTCCATGTAGATGTTCCAGTATCATAAATTAATAATGCTCCATCTGCTGGACTTGTAATATCTGTATCATTTAATTCTGCTAAAGTATCTTCTGTAGCTATCTGTGCATCCACATAAGCTTTGATACTTTGCTGTGTTGCTAAGTGTGTTGCAGAATTTGAAGACATATTATCTTCGTCTTTAATTGCAGTACCACTAACACCTGTATTTAAAATTGGACTAGTTAATGTTTTGGATGCTAATGTTTGTGAACCTGTAAGTGTTGCTACAGTTGAATCAATTGCAAATGTTAAATCATAAGGGTCGCCATCAGTACCATTATCTGTATCAGTCCAGTTAATATCAATACCACCACCTTCAACAAATTTCATTTCTTTGTTTTTAGTAATAGTAACTTCTGTTCCATCACCATCTTCCATAACAAAACTTGTAGCCGCAAAGTCTTGACTATCTACATAAGCTTTTACAGATTGCTGTGAAGGAGGTCTTGTTGCACTATCAGTAGACATATCATCTTCATCAATAAGTGTTAGAGCATTAGGTTGTGCATCTACATATGCTTTAACTGATTGTTGAGATGGAGGTCTTGTAGCACTATCTGATGCCATATTATCTTCATCAATAAGATTTAAAACATTAGCGTCTACATACGCTTTGACTGATTGTTGACTTGGTGGTCTAGTCGCACTATTTGTAGACATATTGTCTTCGTCAATTAAACTTAAATATGTTTGTGAATCTACATAAGCTTTAATACTTTGTTGAGTAGCTAAATGTGTAGCACTATCAGAAGACATATTGTCTTCATCCTTAACTGCTGTTCCGCTTACTCCAGTATTTAAAACTGGTGAAGTTAATATTTTATTTGTTAATGTTTGAGAACCTGTGAGTGTTGCTACAACAGAAGCATCAACAGCTATATCATTTGCGTTTGCTGTAATACCTGTACCGCCTACAACATTTAAAGTTGCATCGCCACTTGTAGCACCGCCTGTTAAACCTGCACCAGCTACGACAGATGTAATATCACCAGTCGAAACTTGAGTTGCAATATATGCTTTGATTGATTGTTGTGTTGCTAATTTTGTAGCTGAATCAGAAGCAAAATCATCTTCATCTAATATTGCTGTTCCAGATACGCCTGTATTGATAACAGGACTTGTAAGAGTTTTATTTGTTAGTACATCAGTAGTTGCTTTACCTACAAGTGTATCAGTTGATACTGGTAAAGTTACTGTAACATCTCCGGAAGGATTCCCCGGTGATAAAGTTAATTCATGTGCATCATTACTTGAACCTTCAAAGACTAAGTTACCTGTAATTGTTCCGCCAAATGCAATTGTATCTGCCGCAGAATCACCAAGGTTAATTGTTCCACCATTAAAAGTTGAAGTACCAGTAACAGTTAAGTTACCACCAACACCTAAGTTACCAGAAATATCTGCCGCACCATTAATGTCAATTGTTGTTGCCGCTATCTGTATTTCTGTATCTGCAACTATATCTAATTGTCCATCAGTAGATGAATTAATATATAATCCAGTATCTCTAAAATATAATTTTTCTGTACTATTAACTAATACATCATCTTGAAATTTAAAGTAATCTTCATCTTCCATCCAATATAACAAACCATCATTAGAGTTTGCATTGAATGTTATGGCAATGTCTGCATCTGTACCAGTACCAAAACTTAATACATTACTATATAAAGTAGATAAAGGTCCGCCATCACCAGTTGTTGACCCATCATGTGAGTGACCACTTGATGGATGGAAAGCCGCTATGAGTTGATTAAATTCATTATTTAATAATGACGCATAAATAGTATCGCCATCTGAAAATGAACTTTGTCTAGTATAAGTCGCCATATATTATATTCTTCCTCCGGGTATAAAGTCTACATAAAATCCAGAAACAGTATAAGGTGATGCCGCATCTGTACTTCTAATTTTAAAATTACTTGTAAATCCACTACCAGATAATAATGTTCGCTGTTGTGGAAATAAAGTTTGACCAAAAACTGCTGTTCCAAAGAGTGCCGCACCAAAAGCCGCAGGTTGAGCTAATGCACCTAATTCTATTTCGTTTGGTTGTGGTACATTATTATCTTCAAAATCAAATCTTGGTAAAACTTTTAAATTACTATTTGTTCCTTCTGCTCTGATACTTGTTTTAAGATAGTATAAAGTTTTACGAACACCTGCATCTCCATAATCTAAATCTGGTGTTTTGTAAATAGCTTCTATATTACTACCTCCAAAATTATTTCCAGTATCGTGACTATAGACATATCCATCTTCTGACGCATGGTATAAAACTTCTGAATTGTTTTCATCTGTTCCAGCATGAACTCTTTTAGCTGGTATTCCAACTGTCTGACTCCATTCATATACTGCCGCACCAGTAGAAGAAATTTTAAATGTTCCTATAATTCCTTTTTGTGTTGAATCAGATTTAGTTGTATCAAAATAAAATAATCTGTATTGACTTTTTTCTCTAACTACCATACTTGAAAAAGTAATTGTAGCTAAGTTTGGTAAAACATCATCTCTAAATACTGGTAGAATTTTTCTACTAATAGAACTTAATTCTATATCATCAATACGAGCTGTACCTGCAATAGTTCTAAGTCCATCTGGTGATAAGAAAATTAAGTCACCACCAATCTCTTGAACTGTATTACCATCAAGACATCCTATGTTTTTTGTTACTCCAGATAAGACTGGAGTTGAATCTAAATTTGATAACTGATAAATACTATCTTTACAAAAAATAATTAATTTATTTCGAAAAGGTTTAACAGCTCTTATCCTGTCTCCAACATCAATTGTTCCTGCACTAGCTCCAGTAAAATCTTCTGGTATTAATCTTGTGCTATAAGCAATAACTTGTGGATTGCTTGATTGACCTGCCACTATTAATCTTTCTGCAAAGATTGTACAAAGTGATGGGTCGGAAGGAGCTGACCTTGCTTCTATTTCTTTAAAGTAATAAGTATAAGTATTACCGGAAATTTCTATTTTTAATTGGGCAATTTCATTTATACCATCAGTAATATATAGTTCGCCATATTGTGACTCACCTTCGTATAAAGCAAATTGACAATTACTTTGATTTGTTCTTGCAACTGTTGAACCACTTGATAGTTGTCCTGCTGTTGCTCCATTCTTATAAATAGTTTGACTTGACGCAGAAGAAATAAAATTTTCATCTACAGCCATTGATGTATTACTTGCTATAGAAAGAACATTGTATTCTTCGCCATTAATTCTTATATCATCACCTACTGCAAACTCTGAACTAAATGATGTGTTAGTTCCAGTTATTGTTGCTGAACCGGAAGATACTGCAACAGTTCCTGTCTTTGATTGGTAAGTATTTTTATTTACTTGTGTCCATGTAGAACCATCTGTACTATAATATATATTTGAACCTTGACAAGCTACTACACCTTTAGCATATCTAAAAATACCTTCGACATTATTAGTGCTACCATTAGGTTGATTGCTTCCAAATTTTGCAAATCCATTTACTCTTCTATAACCACCATGAATAGATGATTCAAAGTTTTGTAATTCTGTTGCTACTCCAGGGGTTCTAAATAAAGTATGTGTTGAACCTACTAAATCTAATCCACCTTCACATATAACTGATACACCTTGTTCTGCCATCTTAGACTACAAAAGTTCTATCATCTGTCATACTATCTGGGAAGGGTTCTATTAGTTGTTCCCTCATAGTTCTTAAACCTTTTTTATATTCTGCATCAGCTAATTGAGCTTGTGAAATGTTATCTTTAAACTGGTGCATATAATATCTTGCTCTTGCTAATAAAACTGTTGTATATTGTTTTGGAAATACTACAGTATCAGTAGCCGCATCTAATTCTGTTGGTTGGTTGTAGGCAAAAAAGTAAACTTTAAATACACCATTAGGTATTGGTGATAATCCAAACTTATCATTCTTAGGACTACGAATTATTCTTTCCGGTATT